CTTAAAACCCGCTCTGGGAGCGCGATAACATCCTCGCCCATTGTTGAGCGCAGATGAGTAAGCGCCCTTTCTGCCGTTTCAGCCGACACGATGGGCGCGAGTTCGTCGAACGCATGTGGTCAAAATCGGCCAAGTGACACCTCGAAATTTGGCCGAAAGGAACAGGACGAGAACAAAATCAACCAGTTAAGCTTCGCCCACATACTGATGCCTGACGCAACAAATTGCCATATTAGCGCAACGATTTTGATTGTTATGCAACAATTTTGGTGTTATATGCACTAGCTAAGAAGAACGGCGTACAAAAGGATACCCATAATGGACCATTTTCCGATCATTCAGGCGCTATGCCGTGCGGCGCTTTCCCAGCCTTCACCGGCTGTTCGGAAGCAGATCGAACGCTTGAGGGATGCTCTGAAGGAGAATGGGGATGCCAAGGCTGCCAGTGTCCTCGCAGGCATGCTGACTACTGCCGAGCGAACGTCCGAACTTTCACCGAGCCGCATTGTGCAGTCGCGTGCGCAGCTGTCTGGCGAAACACTACGTGCCAATACACCTGTTCCGGTTGACCGGGAGACCTCTGCGCCGCTCGCGCAATTGATATTTCCGTCTGAGACTCGTCTGTCGGCGCCTCTATTTAATGACACCGTCTCCACGGCGGTGCGCGCTGTCCTAGAAGAATGGAGCAATCTTGAGCCGCTGGCCGACGTAGGTGTTCAGGCCGCAAAGACGTGCTTGATCTACGGCGCACCCGGCACCGGGAAGACCCGACTCGCGCTTTGGATGGCGGCCCAACTGGAGCTTCCGATCCTGCTTGCCAGGATTGATGGTTTAGTGTCGTCATTTCTTGGCACGACCGCGCGCAACATCGCGAATCTTTTTACATTTGCCAACCGCTACCGCTGCGTGTTGCTCCTCGATGAATTCGATGCCTTTGCGAAGTTGCGCGACGACCCCCAAGAGGTCGGCGAAATCAAACGCGTAGTGAACGCATTACTGCAAAATCTCGATAGTCGTCGGGATGTGGGACTTACCATCGGCATTACAAATCATCCGCAGCTGCTCGATTCCGCCGTCTGGCGTCGGTTCGAGGTGCAGCTTGAAGTCCCCAAGCCGGATTTTGACGTGCGCGTCGAGATCGCACGACACTTCATGCCTCCGGTCAACGCGCCAGAAACTCATCTTCGTATGATTGCCTGGTTTACCGATGGGGCCACTGGGGCAGAAATCGAAACCTTGGTGCGTACTTACAAGAAGGCGATGGCCGTTCACAATGGCGAAGAGCGTCTTCTGCTCGACACCTTGCGACAGTTTGCGACGCTCAACAGTGGCCGTATCGATGCCGTACGAAAAGAAATGATTTTTTCAAGCAATGGTGTCCTTTTCCGAACAATGAAAGAGGATCGGCAACTCGGGTTTTCACTTGAAGACATCGGACGCATCGCCGGCAAGGATAAGTCGACTATCGCCCGAAATATCAAGACACTCGAAAAGGACTCGGATGGCAACGAGGCTGTGAACGTTCATGGTTAGCCCCCTCCAAATCATTTTAAATGACAAGGATTACCAGCAGGCCCGCGATGCTGGTGGAGGGGGGCCGAAGAAGGACTTTTTTGCGGATCGTGATCGTGAATTCCGCGCCCACAAGGCGGTGCTGATTAGCCAGTTGGGTACTATCGCGCAGACCCTTGAAAATCAAACCCCAACGCAAGGCAATATCGGCTATATCAAGGTTATTCTGCGCCGCGAAGCTTGGGCTAAAAGTCACCGTCCGATTTCGGCACTCTTTAGGCCAGCCCGTATTGCCCTTGTCGGCGGTGGCGACCTCGGTGAAATGTATTTCGAGGCTGACCCGCAAGCGATTCGCGAAGTCGCCCAAGAGATTTCCGGAGCCGAAGAACAGACCAGACATAAGCTCATTCGCGACAAGATGGTTCCTCATCCATCTCCGGCGCGAAGCGAGACCGGCGCGATTGAAAAGATCGAACTCTACGGCCCTCGTGACCGCCGCTCTTTCTCCGTAGAGGAAGCCGTCGCTTGGTTAGCGCAGCCTATGACAGGGAGCGCCTATCAGATCGAACTGTTTGATATGCCGCCACCCCATAGCCAGCTGGATGCTTTTGGCCTTAACCGGCAGAAACTTTATTCGAGCTTTCTTCGTGGACTCGCGGCAAACGGCGATGGACTTACCGTTCAACGTCTATCGATGCGCGAGAAGGCGCAGCCATTTATTTCGGCGCGTTTGGGTCGTTCGGCACAGCCCCCGACCATCTTGCTAGACTCGATGGTACCACCCGACCACAAGCGACCTTCCGAAATTATTCCATTCGACCAATCCATTGAGCGACATCGCCGTCTGCTAAATTTCTTAGATCATCACCCTTTAGTGCGGCACGTTGATCTCCCGCCCGTCGTCGTTCGTAACATCGATGGGGCAATGGAATCGGCCCAGGCCGACGCCGGCGAGGGACGCGCTCGACCTGACAGCCTTTCTGTCCCGACACGCAACTCCTCACGAACCTATCCGCGTATGGGTGTGATTGATGGCGGTATTAGCCCGGAGCTAAGTGACTGGGTTATTGACCGCTGGGACTTGCTTGATGCCGCTGACGTTGATCACACGCACGGTACGTTTATTGGGGGACTTGCGGTTGCCGGAAGTATGCTCAATGGCAACGAGATTTGTGCGGAGCCAGACGGCATCGAGATCGTGGACGTTGCGGTATATCCCAACGATCAAAACATTGCAGCGTTCTCATCGTACTATCCAGATGGCGTCACGCAATTCTTTGATGAGATCGAATACGCAATAGCTGATGCTAAAGCGCGACATGGCGTTCGCGTTTTCAACATGAGTCTCAATATCCAGCATCCGGCTCAGCCCGATCGCTACAGCGCCTTCGCGGCCCGCGCCGACCAGATTGCAGAGGCCAATGACGCAATTCTGTTTTTGTCCAGCGGCAATACCGCGCCACAGGATCTGCGACCGGAATGGCCTACCGACGAGACGCAAGCTCTCGTGAATCTGGCGTCCGCCCGAAACGACGCACTTCTAGTGCCGTCGGAAAGTGTACGCAATGTTGCTGTCGCGGCGCTAAATCCTCCGAATCTTTCAAATAGCGTTGCCTACGCGCCGACACGCTATTCACGGCGCGGGCCTGGCCTACGTGCCGGTGTGAAGCCTGACCTTGCGCACGTCGGAGGATCGGGCTCAGCGCAAAGTCCCTTAGGTCACGGCTTGTTCTCGATTCTACCAGACGGATCGGTCACTGATGGTTGCGGCACAAGCTACGCTGCCCCGTTAGTGGCAAAGACCGCTGCCGTCCTGGAACATAGCATTGAGGGCACGGTATCTCGGGAGACCTTGATTGGACTTCTTTTGCACCACGCACAGATACCTGCATTATTGCGATCCAAGGCACTTCGTGGCGTTGCGCGTGATCTAGTCGGCTTTGGGAAGCCGCCGTCCGCCGCGCAAATTTTGGAGGGCAACGACCATCAAATTACGCTGGTATTTGCCTCGCGTCTCCGGAAGGATCAGCAAATAGCATTCAACTTTGCTTGGCCTGCCTCACTGGTCGGAGCAGATGGAACATGCCGCGGATCGGCTCGACTCACTCTTGTTTCAACTCCGCCGATTGATCCACGTTTCGGTTCGGAATTCGTGCGCATTAACATCGACGCGGCTTTGCAGCAGGAAGACTTTGACAAGCAAGGCAAGCCCCGCTGGAAAGGCCGCCTCGATCCAATCTATCTTCCTGGCAAAGCCGAAACTCCTGTGGTGGAGGCAGAGCGTATCGAGCACGGCCTCAAGTGGAGTCCGGTGAAGGCTTTTGCCAAGGTCATCCCCAACGGAATCGGCAAGTCATCGAACTGGCGCTTATTCGTTGAATATCTGACACGCGCCCAAGAACAGGTGCCGGAAAACGGCGTGCCCTTTACTGCGATACTCACAATTTCCGATCCATCTGGGGAGAAGCCTGTCTTCACCGATATGCGCCAGTCGCTCCAAGCCCTCGGCGTACGAATTGAAGATATCCGCACCGCCGCCCGTGTTGCGACCCGCATTTGATTTTGCTCATCGAATGCATTTGCATGCCGCACCACGCAGCGAAGCGCGTCACGTAGACGGCGAAGAACCGGCGGACCAGGTAGCCACGGACGATCGAGATCACCACGAAGATGGTGGTGATCACGACGCTCTGGCTCAGCTTGACCGAGAACCCGAATAGCGGGAGCACGGCCCAGTTGGCGAAGATGGAGACGACGAACCCGATCAGGCTCGACGTCGCCACCTCAACCAACGACATGACGCGCGACTGCATCATCAGAGGCTCGATGCCGCCAGCGCGATGCCGGCCGCCGCGGCGTTGCGCATCGGCGCGTGCTTGAACGACGTGTCCATCACCCGCTGAAAGTGCTGCTTCATCGCATTGTCGAGATCGGCGTAGAGCTGCTCGACCGACGAGTCGTTGTGGATGATGAAATCCGGCTTGAGTTTGTCGGTGCGCTCGCTGTCGTGGACTCCCCACATGATCCCGAGCTTCTCGAACAGGAACTGGCCGAGCTTGCCCCATTTGTACTTCGCCGGCTCCGTGCCCGGGCGCTTGATCAAGATGGTGAGGCCACCGAGTTCCTTGATTACGCGCTCCTCGTTGGGAAAGCGGACGGAGTCGTTCATCACGGACTCGCCATCGGCGATGCCGCGCTTCCAGGTGTTCGCCCATAGGTCGGAGTTGATCAGTTCACGGCCCCACTCGGTGCCGATCGTGATCTGGGCGAAGCGCGAGGTCACGCCCAGCTCGGGGATCAGCTTCTCCTTCAGATCGCCTTCCAGGTATCGACTGATCATCTCGCTCGACATGCCGTTCGCCTGGAGCAGCACCGCGAGCATTGCCCGCAGCGGCTCGGCGATGTGCTTGCGGCGGATGCCGTACTTCTTCTCCAGGTACAGGGCCGCCGTCGTCTTACCCGACTGTGCGAACCCTGACAGACCAACTACCGTACTCATTTGTTTTCTCCTTTTTTATTTGCATTCACGCAAGCGTGCAGGCATCAGAAGGCGCGGCCGCCCGGATGATGGGCTTCTCCGGACGCCACTTGCCCTTCTGGAGCGTGATGATCGCCCGCTTGCCATCGGCATATTGGACGACGTGCGAGACGGCCCAGCCGCTCGGCCCTTTGTTGTAACCGTGACGCAGGTTCATCGCTCCGGACACGTAGACTCCTTCGTTGATCTCGGGTGAATGCTTGTCTCCGATGGTCATCTTGCGACCCATGCGGGCGAAGCCGGCCACGGTGCCCTTGGCGCCGTTCGCACCGCGGAAGCCGTGGTTGCCGACCTCGATGCCGTCGATCAGGCGCGAGTAGCCGTCGTGGCACCATTCCACCAGCGGACCAATGTCCGGGTACTTGAGGCGGATGGCGTGCTCCAGAAGCGAGAAGCGCGGCACGGGCAGACCAGTGTCGAGCGCGTGAGACCGCTCCTCGACGTAGCCAAGGTACGCATCCTCCAGCTGGAGGCCGAAGCGGACGTTGATGCCGTCGTTCCGGTACCGCCCTTCCCGCGCATACTTCTCCAGCGCCAGGTCGTGGTTGCCTTCCGCAACGATGATCTGACGGTCGTCGCCCGACGTCCGGATCAGGAAGTCGCCGCACTGATAGACCTCGTCCTCGACGCTGTCGCGACGGCGGAGGGCCATCTCATAGCTGTAGGCATTGTCACCGACGTGGTGGTGGTTGCCCGGCTCGTTGTCGAAGATGTCGTGGACGATGATGTTCTTCGGGTTCAGAACATCGACCACGCTGTTCCGGTACTTCGCCGTGTTGCCACGCATGTCCCAGCCGAACGTCGCCATGGTGTTGGCGGCATCGAGCTTGCGGACATGGATGTCGGCACAGGTCAGCGCCTCGACGCGGTGGCCGGTGGTGACCTCGGCGTTCGCCACATGGGCGTCCAGATCGTAAAAGGAACCGTCCTCGCCTGCGGTGATCTGCCGGCAGAACACGTCGCCCTCCTCGTCGAACTGCACCACGGTGGCGCCGACCACCTGATGAAAGATGGACTTCACGCCGGCCTTGCGGGGGATGACCTTCGGGCGCGTCACGGCACCGGACGTCATGACCTGGTGGGCCTGGATGTTCGG